CCGGTATACGGCTCCATGGAAACAAAGCGAAGCCCCCCCCATATAACCATCTGACAAACGTCCGGGTCCTTTGACGACGCGGCTCCGGAAATATCCATTGTTGCATACATGTTCTCATCATCGTTAGCCGGATTGTTCGGCAAATCGGCGATCATCTGCTTTGTTACCGAACTCTTTACGTTTAACGATGGACCGAAATACGCCTCGGCGAGCACAGCCCTCTGCGTGGCGCCGACGTTGTGGAGGTTTGCTACAGACTGACCGCCGGTCGCGTTCACGAGCTTTCTGTTTCCGGACGCATGGCCCGTAAACAGGGTGAAAGACTTGACCATATCCGCCTCGGTAAGGCCAGCAGCACGGTCCTCATCATTCAATTTAATGTTCGCCACGGACGCAACCTCTTCTTTCGAGTCGCCCCAGATAACGTCAGACGGATCATCCCCCTTAACATAAAAATACCTGGTTTTCCCATCCCAGTCTGGCTTAAGATGCCAATCGCTACCTATATACCCGGCAGCCAACAAGAACGCCGTAGTCCAGTGTTCGTACTTCGGGTTGAACGCTAAAATGGTCTGCGGGGTTATACCAGACGAATCTCTGTTTCTCGAGAAGATGTACGTGAACATCTTATACTGCTCGATTGCCGTAGCTTCGTCGCACATGAACATGGCGGACTGCTGCTTCTTGTACATCTCCTGGAAATCATCCCACTCCTGAGGATTGTCCGCATTGAAGTTTGCATGCAGAAACTGAATGGCATTGTTCCATTTTGGCCAAGAAAAAGTTGGCAACTCTCCAGTCGTCACTTCGCAGTTTGAGAAGTTTCCCCAAACAGTTTGTCCGTCTCGCTGCATACTGGTACCCTTGGCAGAATCAAGCTTACGGACGTTTATAAGTCGAGCTGTGTAGCCATATGTACCGACGCCCTGCAACGCCTTAAGCATCATCCCGAACGTCTTGCCGCTAGTGGCTTCTCCGCATATAAAAATTAAATTTGACAAACATCTTGCGAGGTTCTCCTGCAACCCCTCCTGCGGAATTAGGTCTTTGTTTTCACGAAGAACAAAATCTCCAACCTTATCCCAGCCCTTATCCCTAACAGTAGCCTTCTTCCTCTCAACGTGCTCGTAAAGAGGAGGAAAAGGGGCGTGGTCTGGCTTAAGTCGGAACATGTTGCAAATATAAGAATATTTTTGTATATTTGCACAACTCAAACAGGCGCCAATCCTAGAGTTTGTTTCCGGTACATCCGAAGCAAAAGTGAGGGTCCCATTTCTGGGGCCCTCTTTATTAGTAGCAATATTGGTTGGTTAGATTGGATCCGACGAAGCGGGAGCCTGTGATCCGGCTACAGAGAAATCGTAGCACACAGCAGACGTGTACCATTTTCCGTTGTATTCACGAGACGCAACATCGGCCTTCACGTTTACTGTCTGACCAACAGTAAGCCGAGCAAATTCTTCTGCCTTATTCGTATTCTCGCACGCAATCTTCGTAGTGTAGCGGCCGTCAGGGATTTCAAAGACGACGGTAGCTCTCGCCCATGGGCCTCTCTGGCTGACTCCGTTCTGGAGCGGAAGGACGGCGACAACCTTCCCAGTAAATTCAATCGTCATAATACTCGTATGTGTAACTAAATGTTTCGCAAAAAGGGCGGCTACTACACTTCACCGCCCGAGAAGCAATGGCATGACTATTCAGTCACGTTTTCTTCTGCAATTTCCGTGCCATCTTCTAATTGTGGTACAAAGATAGTGATATTTCTATTAAAATTCTTATATCTTTCAGTGTTTCCTCTGAATCCTCTTCGGCGAAAATCCGCCCCACCGTGTTCTATAATCGCGTTAATATCAAACCCCTTCTGAATTTGATGCGCGACTCTACTATAATTCAACCCAAGCAGGTCGCAAATATGCGTGAGCGCAACCCTACACCCATTATAATGGACAACAACAGAGTCCCGTTTATTATTTGATTGTTGCTCATTTGTTGCCCATCTGCAGTTACCTGGTGAATAATCGCCGTTTACATCTATCCTGTCGATTGTGTGGCCCGCAGAGGGCCTTTCCCCCATATCCTCGACAAAGTGCTGAAACCCCATATTACACGGAAGCCAACTATCACAAACCTTAATCCCACGTCCACCGTAATGCTTAAACGAGGCGTTGTTTCGGTTATAACACCTGGATAGCATGCTAGACCACAACCCATACAATGGGTGCTCATTAAGCTTTCCAAAAAAGTCTTTAGATGCGGATTTCCTGTTCGTCGAATTCTTCTGAATGTATTCTAGGTTCTCTTTTTCAAGACATCCGCAAGAGCGCGTGTTTCCACCTATAATATTAGAATACCCAACAATAGTCTCCTTACCGCAGTCACAGACACACCTCCATAAAGTCCTATCGTTCTTTCGCCCCATGTACTCTAGCGCGACGAGTCGGCCAAATCTCTTGCCTGATAAATCTTTAATTTCAGACTTCTCAGAGCATTCCCTACAGGTTTTCGCGCTTCCTATGTGCTTCGCTTGAATCCAGTATTCTTTACCGCATCTCGCGCACTTGCACCCAAAATAGGTGTAATCATTCTCTCTTTTCTTTGGACCGACAATAATTATGTCATTGTATCTCTGCCCGATAACAATATCTTTAACTTTCATTCTAAAAACTAAAGGCTTAACTTTCGACGGGAGGAGCGAGCTCCCGTGTACTCATTAAGCCTTTCTATATTTCACATGCCATCTCGCTCATGGCAATACAAATATAAGAAAATTATTCTGTTTCCGCAACTTTTATCGGCACATCCAGTATTTCTGTCTTATCGAAATGGACTCCATTCTCCTCTCCGAATTGATGGTATTTGCAATACTGGCACATATCCTCAGTATTCTCTTCGCAAAACATCCGATAGGCGCAGCCGGTCTGACATGGACTTACCGGCAGATACCTTCTCGGCTGTTCCTCAACCTGTTCATCGCCATCAAGCAAATTACACTTATCCGCCATCTTGAGCACAAACTCCGGGTCATCAGCCTGCTCAATATTGTCAGCGAGGGACATAGCAAACTCAACGAGCTTGGTTTTAGCTCTAGCCTTCCTTTCTTCCAGGCTCGCGGATCCGGAAGGTGACGCCTCTTTCTTCTTTTCTGGATTAACGACAGCATTAAGCGTCTCAGTATACGCCGAGATGTACTCCTTGACCTCCAGCCTCGCAAAGAACTGCTTAATCGTCTCCTTAACGACCGGCTTAGATGCGGCGCCGGCCATGTCTGGTCTTGCGAACGTCAGGAACGCTTCCTCTCTGGTGCAGCCGGATAGGACAAGCCACGTAAGGGCTGTCTGCTCGGCCTGGTTCAGCTGCGTCCTAAAATCGTTCGGGCGCATGGGTATCATCGCTTTAGGCATTGTTCAAATATTCTTCTAAAAGCGCCATGAAGTCTTTCTTTGTCCAGATCGTTTCGTACCTGTAACCCTGTGCCTCGACGAGCGCCTGCCACTCCTTTTGTTCCTTCCGCTGGCGCCCGTCACCCCACTTCAACTCAATCATGAGGCCATGGTACCGGCCGCGAGGGATAAGTAAAATAAGGTCGGACACACCCTTCACAATGCCCTCCGCCCGTCGGATGGCCCCTAAACGAGCATTGTCGCCTGGCCTGTCTAGCTCGTTCGCCACGTGAAAAAGAAGCCGCCTCGTTTCCGGATACTTGTTCCAGGCTTCCTTGAAACATTCAGCCTGGAGTCGCATCTCGGGGGACGAGCGCCTCCTGGCCCCGTATGGATTCTGTCCGGCCGGCTGTATCATGCCCTCTTCCCGTCAATGTACTTTACGACGACCCCGTCCAGGAAGTACCAGTTCTCATTTGTCTTGCCGAACTTGGCGAAATCCTTGTACTTGTCTGGAGCCTTGGTGTATAGGCGTCGCTTGTGCTGATCACAGAACTCTTCGGTAAGGAAGTCGGGCCGGACCAAGTTGGCGTGGTTGCTCCACCAGCGAGCCGTCTCTTCTCGGCCGCCAATCCAGTGCTCGAAACAGAGACGGTAGCGGTCCAGCCACTCACGATACGGGGCATACATCTTAACGACCGGGTGGTTCTTCCAGGCCTCGGTGTTCCCGTCGATGGCGGCCAGGATCTGCTTCACCTCTATAAGCTGCTTGTTTCTCCTGTTATGGTCCAGGCACTCGACAACCTTAATCGGTTCAGGGTATGGTACGAATACTTGCATAGCTGTGCGATTTTTGCAAAGATACGAAAATTATTTGAATAGAACCCCATTCATCTTCTCAGGTTCATTATTTCTCGTAGCCCAGATGCAGCTTGCCAACCAGCCGCCAAAGTAAGCGTAAGCCTCGTCATCCCACGCCTTCGGAGCCGAAAGGCCAAGATATTGGAGATACGCATTGGCGATATGGAAGCTCTCGTGCGTGATAATGCCATATTTTACAATCTTCGGCTGCATAATTAGAATCATATAGAAAACCCTCTTGGTGGTCTTCTCGCACAGATGCAGACTCCTGGCCGTAGTACACCTATTCGGAACAAAAGTGTCCTCTGCGCACTCTGCAAGAACATCACCCTCGCAAATCTCATAAAACCGGTCTATAAGTTCTTTCACGTCCCAATCTCTGCTAATGAGGATTTGGAACGGGTATATTACAGGATCGAACTCGTAAATTTTGGATTTCATTTTTATAACCTAGCTTACTAAAACAACGCTGGACCACTATTATCCTTCTCTTTTACCTTTCCAAGCTTATGCTCCTTGAAAAAGTGCCAGTACTTCGGAGATATATTCTCTCCGTGCGCCGTTCTAAGCACCTCGATGGCCTTCATAAAGGTGTTTTTCATGTCGTCCGGGTGCTTCTGGCAGATATCCCTGAGAATCCAGTCATTCTTCCATCCGGCCAGCTTCTTTCTGGCAACATACCCCTCAATCGTCTCCTCCTGGTTCTTTTCCGCGATCTCCTGCAGCTCCGCCTGGAACGTCTCGTGCTGGGTAGGCCAATGATACTGGCAGAAAGGGCAGTCCTGGTACTGTACTGCCACTAGTTTATGACACTGCGGACACTCCTTTACGGGAGCGGGGCCGCCGCCGGCGCTGGTCCGGTGCCAGACAGACCACTCTCTGTTATCCTCGTACCGGCCAAGACGCTCGAAGTTCAGCCCGAAGTCTAAGCATATGAACTCTCCATTCTTTCCGTCAGCAGGCCGGCTCGCCCTACCAAGGCACTGCAGATACTTCACCAGGGACATGGTCGAGAACATCAACATCACCACCTTGATGTCCGGGATATCAAGGCCGGTCGTGAAGAGGCCGAAGTTCACGAGAACCTGAAAGTCTCCACGGGCAAACCCTTCGACAATCTCCTTACGTTCGCCGCTAAACTCATCATCCTCGTCAAAGTCTCCGGAAAGACAGTATTTGGCATCAATCCCCCTGGAGCAAAACTCCTTCGTCAGCTCAATGGTCTGCTCCGAGCTGCAGCAAAAGACCAGGCATTTCTGACCTGGACAGATGCGCTCATAGTTATCAACGGCCCCGATGTACCGGGCTCTGGATTGGAACTGCGCGGCCATCTGGCCGAGATTGTAGTCTCCACGAGCCCCACTCCACTCAACGCCGTCCATTGACGGTGCGTCCAGCGAGAATAGCCGACATCTACAAAGATACCCGTCGTCAATCAGCTCCTTTACTGACGGCCCAACAACAACAGCGCCGTAGTCAAGGCCGAGTTGACGCTGCTGTCCATATCTGGCCGGAGAAGCTGACAGGCCAACTATATACGTCTCCTCGGTTCCGGGAATGCTGAATATAGCATCGAACTCAGCTCTGTGGCACTCATCTAATATAATGAAATTGAATGAGTTAAACCAGAAGAACCAGTCCTGTTTCTTTATTCTCTGCCTCAGCGTCTGCATCATCATCGCAACATGCCCATCTGATGGCATGCGCTTGGTCTTCGCCAACACCTCATGACACTCTACGCCCCATTTCCTCACGTGGCCCGCATCCTGCTTGAGAATTTCTTCGCTGTGCGCGAGGATAAGTACCCTATACTTGCTCAATGAGACCATCGAGCCGATAAGAACCCCTTTGCCGTTCAGCCTGACCCTGTCGGGGACTGCACTATGATGTGCTTGTGCCTCGACAAGGCCAGCCTTGCTTCTTCAATTAAAGTTCTTTGATATTGTCTTAATTCCATTGCGGATGGAGCATGACTTAATCGTTGTGAGAATATCTCAGTATATTAAGAGCCGAGATTGCACCGCCCTCCTCTTGCTCTTCTTTAGGGATTCTAACAAATCGCAATTCCTTAATGTCGGAATCGTTACGCATCCATTCATCCGCAAAGTTAAGAAACCGCAAAATATTTAATTGCATTTCGGTTAACTCTACTTTCTTTTTTTTCTTAAAACACATATCTTAAAATTTAGCGCGGATGGGGCAGGACTCGAACCTGCACGCCCCTCACCATAGACAACTGCCCATTTATTAGACTATGGCTGCGGGCTACCCGGGCAGGGGAATTCCAATACCAATTCTGGCACCCATCCAAAACGCCGCCGTTAGTGCACTCCTAGGCAATTACGCCGTGGTCTGTCCGCTGTTACGCGTCAGGGGCTCACGCGGCGGCAATCCTACTATAGCCCCTTTTTCGGTTCTTCTTCCGCTTCCGGAGACTTCTTCATAGCGGCGATGAACTCGTCTGCATACTCTACGGACTTATCATAGTTATGCACGCCCTGTTCAAAGAAATACTGCTTGGCGAGTTCATACCTTCTCGCCTCCCACGGGTCAAACTTATTCAACCCGCTCTCGAAACCGCCGGAGATGATTTTCTCGAACGGCGTCTGCACAACAAAGTCCCATTCGAGCGTCAGATGCTCTTTGACGTGTTCCACGCCATTGGAGTCGATATACGACACCCAGTCATTCTCGCTGCGGGCACCTTTCTCTGCAGTCTCCCAAGCGACAATCTCTACCGGCTCATCCGTCTTACGGAGGCGGTACTTCAAAGGAAATAATGAATTGTTTTCCATAATACTATAAGTTTTTTGCTTGTTCTATACATTCTTTAAATGCATTATGGTCGCTCTCGAACCACTTATGACCGTCCGGGGAGAAAAACACCTTCCCGTGCGCCTCCATCACGATAATGCTGACGTAAACGCCGAACGCTTCGCCGTTCTCGAACAATTCCATGGCCAACTTCTCGTTCATCAATCAAGTTTTATAAGGTGCCAGAAATCGTCAACGTGCCCTAGGCGGCCAATCCACATAGACCGGATACTCACGAAGGACATTCGATATCGACGCTGGCATATATTCTCAAATTCATCCTCGTATACTCCTCCACGATTGTTCCAGGTTCCAACGAACTGGCATCTATGGACAACTCCATCGCTAGTGACCAGTTCGGGTAGTATACATGCATCTCTAGTGTAGAAGCCATTCTCAATAGCATTTGCCGGACAAAACACGTATTCGGCCGACTTAGATTCGATCCTGTACTGCGCCGTAATCACGACCGGGACCCGCTCTACTTTTCTTCTTTGGGCCATTCGAAAGCAACCATTATACACTTACCGTCAACCAGAATATCCTTTCCGTTCCCCTCCATCACGGCGTAACGTCTCCAGACAGAAAGCGCAGACCCCCACGGAATCCCGTATCTCATCCTGCATAGTATATTGCAAAGATTCCTGTCATCAACAACGCTAACAGCTCGTATTTCAACCTCCCGGCCATTATAAAACCTTAGCGTATCCCCAGGTCTTGCCTCCAATAACACGGCCGTCTTCTTGTAATACGCTCCGTATGGAAGAAGGATATAGTCCATCTTTAAGCCATTAGGCTCCTCATGGTTAATCCTGAACAGCCTTCGATTATCCTGTGGCATACTTCTGAGACAAATCATGCACGGCCCTACAGAACCCGTCCATGCAAGAATCGGAAACAAGCTTTTCCTCAACATCCATGCACTTATAGGCGAACGCGGCCTCGTTCATGTAGTAGATGTAGTCCATCTTGGTTATATTACGATTCACCACGCCGGGATCCCAGTGAATTCTCGTGTTAGATTTAAAAGCCTCCAACTTGGATGCGCTTGGGAACTCAAGCCACTCCTCGATACCCATAATGTAAAACCACAAGCAGCACGGGAGGAAAGACCAGATATAGTTCAACTTCCCGACGCGCATTATGTAGTTCTCCGCAAGGCTCGTCATGCCATTATCCCTGGCCCACTTATAAAGCACGAAACGATACGAGCGCCAGTCGTGGCCTTCCGGCTCGCGTACGGTGCCAAATTTGAAGAGAGGCTTATGCTCTAACAAGAACTCCCTGACCGCGTAGTCGTCCTCAGCCTTACAGGCATCTATGACGCCTTGCTTAAAGCAGACGTCATAGAACCTGATAATAGCCGGCGCGTTCTTCCTGTTTAGCGGGTCGTTATTCATTTCTTCTTTGGCTCTTCTGGCCGCTTATACAACTTTCCATCCTTAAGCACCCAACTTCCGGATTTAAAGTCAACCGGATTTACGCGGGCGTCTATCATTGCATTAAAAAGCATAATCCGTTGCATCGTTTCAGCAATAGACACCTCATAATCCTTACGCTCAAACGTAAACGTAATACCTCTCCAGGGCGCAAGCGGAGAATCAGTGTCTGCCATGATGTCGTCCCTTTGCGGAGCGTACTTGATCACGATAATCCGCTGCACCTTTGGATTGGAAAGAAACAGGCCCATCAGCTGATCCCCGTGTTCCTTCAGGACGCGGGCCTTCTTCTCCTCGTACGGAGTATACTCGTCCATAAAAAAGAACGTAGCCTCATTTCCGACCAGGGTCTTGAACTCGTACACGGTTTCGTGGTCGAACGTGAAGGCATCAGGGCTTGCGCCAAAGTATTGC